ACAATATACGACAAATGTGCAATTGTTGTTGCAGCAAAAGGGTTCCAAGTTGCGCGGCACGGTAAGCACCGGATCTTATTCTGGTAAGGCTGCCAAGGCTGTCGAGCAGGTTGGAGCAGTCAACGCGCAAAAGCGCACGCAGCGTCACGGTGATACACCGCTGATTTCTACTCCCTCGGATGCCCGCTGGATTTATCCCGTGGACTATGAGTGGGCTGATCTCATCGATGACCAGGATAAACTGCGTATGCTGATCGATCCCCAATCGTCCTATGCTCAGAACGGCGCTTATGCGCTTGGCCGTGCAATGGATGACGAGATCATCAGCGCTTTCTTTGGCACAGCCAAGACCGGCGAGAATGGTTCAACCAGCACAGCATTTGCTACAGGTACTCAGCAAATTGCCGTGGCTACTGGTTCAACCGGCGCAACCGGCCTGAACATTGCCAAATTGCGCGAAGCCAAAAAGATCCTTATGGAAAACGAAGTGGATATTGACAATGAGCAGTTGTTTTGCGTCATTACCGCCGAGCAGCATGATGATCTGTTAAACGAAGCACAGGCTATCTCCCTTGATTACAACACCCGTCCGGTGCTTGTAGATGGGCGCATCACAGCGTTCATGGGCTTTAACTTTGTGCATTGTGAGCGCCTTGGTGTGGAACGACATCAACACTCAGATCTCTGAGCGTGCAGACAAGGGTTACTCGACACAGGTTTACTGTAAGGGTACTTTTGGCGCTACTCGCACCGAAGAGAAAAAAGTTGTTGAAATTCTTTGCCAAGAGTAAGGGAGATAAATCATGGCTAACACTTATGCTAACGAAGTATCTACCCTCTATGACACCCCCGCTGGCTTTGCTAATGGTGGTGTAGTTGGTGGCCGTATCCGCCGTTTTCGTGCATCTTTTACCCTGAATTCTCAGGCATCTGGTGACACGATTACCCTGGCTAAGATTCCGGCTGGCTATGCATTTGCGTATGGAGTTATCAACGCATCTGCTACGCTAGGCGCATCTGCCACGGTGGCAATTGGTACTGCTGCAAGTTCTGGCAAATATCGTGCTGCTGCGGTCTTTACGGCTGCTGCTCCCACGCTGTTTGGTGTCTCGACTGCTACTGATGATGATGCATTAACTGCCGAAGAAACCGTGATTCTCACGATTGCTGTGGCTGCTTTGCCCTCATCTGGAACGGCTGTTGTTGACCTTTACTTCAGCGCACCTTAATCGGTAAGACGGGGGGCGAAAGCCCCCTGTCGTTATTAGGAGAACATTATGGCATCACGCTATTACGCATTAGACATCGGTGACAACATGACCGAAGTTGCGGAAGGATCGTCTAGTCAATCTAAGACTGTTGAGATTGCTATTGATCTGGCCGATAACGCCAATCGCAATCAGGTTCTGGAGTGCATCGAGAACATCAAGAATTACATCCTGCAAGACGCTTGGCCTCCGGCATAAGGGGTAAGCAATGGCATCGCAGGTTGAGATTGCCAACAGGGCGCTGACCAAGTTGGGCGCTGCCCGCATCATCTCTTTTGATGATGACAATAAGCAGGCCCGCGCAGTTAAGTCTATGTTTGAGATTGTGCGTGACGCAGAGTTGCGGGCGCACTTATGGTCATTTTCTGTCAAGCGCGTTATCTCCGCCTGGTTCAGGTCAATGATGTCTACCCTGGCCCAAGTCTGGACGATTACCGTAATGCCAGCGTTGCAGAATATGTGGTCGAAAGTCGCAAGATTCTTACGAATCTCACCGCGCCGCTAAATATCCGTTATATGGCCCGCATTGAGGACACTACTCAATGGGACGCAACATTTGTAGAAGCGATTGCCTCGCGCCTGGCGTTTGAAATGTGCGAGGATTTGACGCAATCTAATACTAAAAAAGATTCTGCCAGGCAGGATTACCGCGAGGCATTGATTGCTGCGATCCGATCTGATGGCATCGAGCAGCCGCCACAGGATCTGCCTGATGATGGTTGGGTACTGTCAAGATTATGACCGCCGTATATGTCGAGCGCGAATCAGATCAGACCGTTGCCAGGTTCGTTGCCCTAACCGCAAAGGACACGAATGACGCACAGCGCGTGGTTGGGTCTGATTACGGTTTGCCAATCCTGGACATCAACCATCTGCGGATGCATGAAGGCCGGGCTTTTAATGCATACAAGTATTACTCGCCAAACGCTGGATTGGCCGCTGGTGCAAGTCTCGATATGGTGTTCACAACAAATGTCGGAACAAGCCCTCATGTCACTATCCAGACATCTTGTAGCCAGGACTGCGAGATCGCCTGGTTTGAGGGTGCGTCCGCATCTGGCGGGACAATCTTTACACCCATCAATCGCAACAGAGAATCAACCAGGATCAGCCAGGCAGGCGTTTTAGTTAATCCTACCGTGACCGCGACAGGCACGGAGTTTCACCGGGAATATATTTCTGCCGGTGATTCTAAAAAGGCTGCCGGATCTGGGGCATTTTCTTTTGAATACATATTTCAAGATAATGTGTCGTATCTGATCCGCATGACCAATGTTGGAACTGGATCGGCTACCGCATATCTTTCATTGGATTGGTACGAATAATGCCTAAAGCCAGCCCGATACAGTATTCATTTAACACCGGGGAGTTGTCATCAAGTGGCTGCCGCACGCTAGAGAACTTTATACCGATGGTGCAAGGCCCGGCACGCCGCCGGTCTGGTACTTATTTTGTCGAGGAAGTCAAAAATTCTGCCAATAGATCCTGGTTGCTGCGCTTTGAGTTTTCCGAAAGCCAGGCGTACATCTTAGAGTTTGGTGACCAATACATTCGGTTTTACACAAATTATGGGCAAGTGCAGACCGGATCGGTTTCTAATTGGATATCTAGCACAACATATGCTGTTGGAGATTTGGTAAATAATGTATCTACAAACATAAAATACTATTGCAAGGTTGCTCATGTGTCTGTTCCTTTTGGAGTTGGAACATTTGCAACAGATTTGGCCGCTGGTTATTGGCATGCATTAACCGGGACAACATACGAAATTCCTAGCCCGTACACGGCTGCGGATTTGACTAACAGCAATAACACGCTGAAATTGCGGACGGTTCAATCTGCCGATGTTATCTACATTGTGCATCCGTCCTATGCGCCAAAGAAATTGTCCAGGTATTCGGCCACCCGCTGGATTCTTGAGGACATCAATTTTTTGGGCGGCCCGTTTGAGGATGTCGATCCAGACGAAGCAATCACGGTTTATGCATCAGCGCAAACCGGCACAGGGATTACTTTAACAGCATCAAGCGCGTTGTTTGCGTCTACCGATGTCGGCAGCACATTTTTGCTAGAGCAAAAGAGTGTTGATGGAATTACCCAATGGGAAGTTGGCAAATCGATTAGCAGCGGCGCACGCCGCCGGTCTGATGGTAAGACCTATGAGGCGCTTAATTCGGCCACCACAGGCACGGTAAAGCCCATTCACAGCATTGGCGCTGTCTATGATGGTGACAGCGGGGTGCAATGGCAATTCCGCGATCCTGGCTATGGCTATGTGAAGATCACCGGGTTTACTAACAGCACCACAGTTACCGCTAATGTTGTGTCTCGCCTGCCATCTGGCGCTGTTGGGTCTGGCAATGCCACCAATCGCTGGGCGTTTAGTCGCTGGTCATCTGTCCGTGGTTGGCCTAGCCAGGTAGCGTTTTTCCGTGAGCGCCTGGTATTTGCCAGCGGGCAAAAGATTGATATGTCGGTGGCTGCCGATTATGAGAACTTTGCAGACCGTGACGAATCCGGCCAGGTTGTGGCTGACATGGCTATTGCCATTGAGGTATCAAGCGATCAAGTCAATAAAATTGAGTGGCTGGCCGCATCTGATGGCCTGCTAATTGGGACAGCCGGTGGCGAGTTTGTGGCCCAAGAGGTGACAACAGACCAGCCGCTAGGCCCAGACAATGTGAAGATTGTGCCGCAATCGTCCTATGGGTCAAAGTCTGTAATCCCGGTTTTGGTGGGCGAATCGGTGCTGTTTGTGCAGCGATCCGGCCAAAAATTGCGGGAATTGGTATTTGATTTTGCCAATAACGGCTACAAATCATCTGACCTAACGGTATTGTCAGAACATATCACTTACGGCGGATTGGTAGATATTTGTTATCAGCAGGAACCGCATTCAATTGTGTGGTGCGTCCGCTCAGATGGCGAGTTGCTGGGATTTACCTTTAATCGTGAGCAGGATGTCCTTGGCTGGCATCGTCACCCGCTGGGAGGGGATGGCATAGTCGAGTGTGTAGAAACCATTCCTAGCCCGTTTGGTGACCAGG